TAAATCAATAAACCAGTAACAAGACATCTACCAATTTCCAATTAGATTCACAATTCCAGATCTGTACTATCCAATAGACTACCGACCAATCAACCAATAGCCCATCGACCATATAACAGACAACCTATCTCCTCCTCTCCTAGACCAGAGACCCATAACCTAGGACACAGAACCTAGACAGACATGACCAATATGTAGAAAAGTTAAATGTATAAAAGTTAAATGTAGAAAAGTTAAATGTAGAAAAGTTAAATGTAGAAAAGTTAAATGTATAAGAATGCCACGCCTCACCCCATCCCTTTATTGTCTGCTTATTTAACCCTTTAACCTAGTATCATAGGGCAATCATAACCTATCGAATGGTTCAATCACTTATGTGAATTGCATTCTCAAATTCCTAGTTTTTTAATTATTGAAAACTGTGGATCTCACCCACCCCCGGGGTGTGGAATGTTCGGTGGTTTTTGCGTGGTGTGCACTGTGCCTGGCCCCAAAATAATACGAGCCAATTTTTATCGCACCTTATGTCTATATTTTAAGGTTGGAACCCTAGTTTGCGAGGTTCCCGGGAACCCTAGAAAAGAGAGGGTTCCGAAGCACCCCAAAATAGGTCAGTACTCCCCGGTGGAGAAGGTAATGAATACCTAGAAATATCATGCAGTTATAAAAAGTGACGCAGTTCAGAAATGCGAGGAAAAAACCCAATGATTTCAAGGCTAGGAATATGATAAATTAAGCACCCGGGAGGTTCGGATAGGGAACCGAGGAGTTGAGAGGTTCAGATGTAACAATACATCCAATTCAGATGTAACAATACATCTCCGGGAGCTGGTCAGAACCTAGAACCGAAAAGAGAGATAGATGTTAAAACGGGAATACGGGAATACGATAAAAGAACAAAAACCCGGGAGCGTGTATGTGAGCACCCCCGGGCTAGGAGTTCCTCATGTCTAGGACAAGAGGCATATTGAAACGAACCGAACCTTGAGAATTGTATTTATATCAATAAACCAGTAGCACCGTCACCTAGATAATGTAAATTAAAAGTAGAACAGAAGTTTAGAAAGGAAAAAAGAGTATGGGCTTTACAGCGAAAGTAGCAATTAAGTGCGAGGGCACAGAGGTTCGAGACATCCACACCCTAGAGGAGTTCCAAGGCGAGTTGAAAGCGTTGAGCGAGGAAAACTATCAACGGTTGAAAAATGATCTTTTGACACTAGGGTTCTGTGAGCCGGTGGTTATCTGGAAGGATAACATATTGAACGGGCACCAACGGATCAAGGCACTTAAGCGAATGGAGACCGAGGGTGTAAAGGTTCCCCCTATCCCGGTGAGTATTGTTAAGGCGAAAGATCGAAAAGAGGCAAAAAAGATTGTGTTGGCTCTGACCTCTCAGTTCGGCAAGATGACCTCCGCTAGTCTGCTAGAGTTCATGCGTTCCGAGGATTTGGACCTAGGGGACATCGATGACTTTGCGTTTTCCGATATCGACCGTGACTCATTCGGCAAGCTGTTCCGAGACACCGATGGGCTAGAGTTCGATGATGTCGAGTTGGATGACCTCCCGGATGTCGCGGAGGGTAGTCTGCCGAATGTTGACCTAGGGGGAGAGGTTCCCGAGAAAACCCCGTACATCGTTGTGTACTTTGATGATGAAGAGCAATATCGAAAGGTGAAAGAAAAGTTGTCTATTCCGGGAACTGCTAGAAAAGTTAGTTGGACGGTGTTCGCACAAGCACTAGAGGGAAAAGATGAGTTGCCTCGTTAGGACGGGAACCCCTCTGGAGTTGTACTCTCTAGGTGGTCGTGAGGTTTGGGTGAAGCGAGAGGATTTATGCGTTGATGAAGCCAACTTCAGCAAGCTCCGAGGAGTGTACAGCCACCTCCTCACCCGGAGGGAAAAGTGGATTGGTGTTCTAGACAGCTATCACTCGAAAGCCGGTTGGGGTTGCTCACATATCGGGGGAGCGATGGGCAAGAGGGTTGTCGTTTTCTATCCCCAATATAAAAGTGAGTTGTACCTCCGGGAACCTCAGATGAATGCCAAGCGGTTGGGTGCCACCTTGAAGGGTATTCCGGCTGGTCGCAGTTGTATCTTGTACCACACCGCGAAAAAACTATTGGCTCATAATTTTTCTGACTCATATATGATGCCCAATGCTCTGAAACTTATCGAGAGCGTGGATGAGACTGCTAGTGAAGTGAGTTCTATTCCGGATGAATTTATGCGAGACACCACTTGGGTTGTATCGGTGAGTTCCGGAACGATAGGTGCGGGGGTTCTGCTAGGTCTCGTGCGGAGGATGGCTGAAGTGAACCTCATTATCCACATGGGGTACAGCCGACCTGAAACGGCAATTAAAAAATATCTATTGTCGAAGGTCGGGGAGTTCGGGAAAATCAAATTGACGTTCGTTGACGAGGGATATGGATACAAGGATGCAGTGGATTCACCCTGTCCGTTCCCGTGTAACAAGTATTATGACTTGAAAGCGTGGAAGTGGCTCGGAAAGAACGCACCTAGGATTGACGGGAAAATATTATTTTGGAATATAGGAGCATGACCGTGGAAAAAAGATATTGCGTGGACTGTTACAACAGCAAAATCTGTAACAGGTATGAGAGCGATGTGACCCAATTGGCTTGTCCAGCGTGGGTTGAGAAAGATAAACAGACCGAGGGTGAAACGGGCTATGATGACTTTCTAGATAATGAATCTCACACCCGGGAAAAGGGTGGAATTGAGGACGGGCTGAGATATGAGTGGTGGGATATCGGAATGGTTCGCAACGCAAAGGATGCGAACAAGAAAAAGATGAAGGTTTTCCTTGATCCTGCTCCCCACGTTATCCTAGATCAAAACGTTCCCCTCCGAGGATGGTACAAATCCAAATATGAACCGGAACGGGTTCGTGCGAGACCATGTTTCACCGAGGCACTCCTCACCCAACCATACGGGGGTTCGTGTCCGGTTCGTTGCGTATTCTGTTATGTGAATAACGGCATTCGAGGATATCGGGGACAAGGCATCACGGTGGTTGATCCGACCTATCCGGAAAAAGTGAAGGCCCAACTCGACAAGATGAAGTTCGGATGGAATGCCTATGTGAGTTCTTTCACCGAACCGTTCCAGAAAATTGAAGAACGCTACCACAACACCGAACGGCTGTCCAAGTACATCGTGGACTATGGGTTGCCTCTGTTCTATCTGACTCGACAAATCCCACCGGATTGGGCAATTCAGAACCTCCTAAAAAATAAACACTCATACCAGCAATATTCTATCATCACGAACGACAGAACCGACTACAAAAAGATGTCCCCGGGAGCTGCCGACCTAGATGATATTCTGAAGATGATAACCGAACAGAGAAAGATGGGCATTTATGTATCTATCCAGGTCAACCCCATCATAGCCGGTATCATCGAAAACGAAAACGTGGTTGGTCTCATCCACGAACTAGCCAAAGCCGGAGCCAATCACGTCATTTTCAAGTTCGTTGAAATTGTCTCCCCCTCGGTTCCTGCTATGATTCGGAAAATGGGCAAGTTGTTCCCCGATAGAGTGGAACGTTTTAAATCTCTCTTCACAGAAAACATGGGCGGCATGCGAACCATCAACGAAAAATACCGGGTTGCCTCCCTAGAACTCTTCAAGCGTGAAACTCAGAAAGCCGGAATCACGATGGGACTATGTTATGAGTATGGATATGACCGGGACGGCAAGGGCAACATCCTAAACAAAACGGGAACCTCCCTAGGGAGAGAGTTCTGTACAGGAGACCAGTGTCACGGCCAGCGTTCCCCGTTGTATGTTAAGGTCAACGACAAGTTCCGACCATTTAAAGGTTGCCCACCTTGCGGCTGCTTATATTGCGAGGAGACCAACCCCGGTGGTCCACCGTGTAAGGTGGATATGCTATACAAAGCACCGGCACTTGGGTCAGCCGACTACAATAAAAGCCATTGGGGGTATGAATGAAAGTTCCCGTGAGACCAAAGTTGTTCGAGGATTTCAAAACCTTTTCCCTCCACCAACTCCATTCCCGAGATATTGACCCAGTGTATCCCGTTCTCAAGACGGTGCACCAACTCCGGGGGTTGTCGAAGGGAGATGCAGCGTGGCACACGCTCCTCTATATGACTTGGTACAATCTAGGGAGTGGCGAGACTGTTTGGAAAAGCTATCCTCAACAGTGTAAAATTGACGCTGAGTTTATCTTGAAAACCGGGGTTGAAAGGCGTGGTATTCGTGGTTCCAATAAGGGTGTCGAGCAACTGAATTGGATGTATCAGAATATCGGTGACCTCCTAGAGTGGGTTGAACGCCACGTTGCTCTAGGGGGAATGGCCGGTTGGAAGTCAATGTACAACGCGGTTCAGCAAATTCCGGGGAACGGTTCGTGGGCTGCGTTCAAGTGGTGTGACCTTTGTAAGAACGTTCTAGGTTATGACATCACCTCTCCGGACATTGGACTAGGGGGTGGGGGAAAGGTTGTTGGACCAGTCCCCGGTCTCTCTAGACTGACCGGGAGAGCACCGGAGATATGTGCCGTTGACTTTCATCTCCAGAAAATTTTCTATTTGTATTGCTCCCAGAAATGTATTCCATTTGATGGCCTAGAGGAGTTGGAGACATCTCTATGTGATTTCAACTCGATGGCCAAAGGTGGCTATTATGTGGGCCATGATATCGATAAACAGATGGAGGACATCGCAGGTCTCCCCAATATATACTGGGATGCTAGACGGGAGTGTTTTCCCCGGGAGTATTTGGGTGAACTCCGAGGTTGGGTTGGGGTTCGGAAAGAACGAAAGGCAATTTACATGAACACAGGGGAGATAGTATGGGCATAAAATCTGTTATTGGAGTGGGCGGTGAGCCGGCAACTGGAAAAACGACATTGTTCCGGAGATTGATAGAACTCTATGATGTCCGGAGGACATTCCATTATCAGGTTTTCCGTGGGATGATGAGTGAAAAGAGCAAGATGATTGTAGCCGGGATTTATGACGACAGTTTATTTGGGGGAACCGATAAACTTTCCATGGCAGTCCAGCCGGTATTTTTTAACTTTCTGAAAATGATTAACAAGAACCAGTGCTATGACGGGTACACAGTTCTATTCGAGGGTGACCGGCTATTCAACGCCAAATGTATTCGGGAATTGATGGAAAAGTATGTGTCTCACTTCATCCTCCTACAAGCGAACGACACCACCCTAGCCGATAGACACACCCAACGGAACGACACCCAATCAGATAAGTTCCTCAAGGGGAGGAAAACCAAGTACAACAACATCATCTCCGAGTTCCCGGACGATATTCAGCTCATGTCGAACAATACCGAACTAGAACAGGAGTTGGTTTTCAGCCGGGTATGTCAGTGGGTTGACGGAACTCATAAATGACGTTTTTCTGTTCGTCCAATCCTATCGGATAGAGCACACCGGAAAAATATTTGTATGGGCTTTTTGCGGAATTTGGGCTGTTCCAAATCTCTCGAAAATAATCATACATGGTGTAATATCTCCGGCTGGTTTCAGCCATAGTCGAGGTGTTAAACCCCGTTGCTCGACACCACTGGAATTTTTTATACATCTCTAGATGGGGTTCGATGTCACTGAAAAGAACTTTCCCCTTGTTTTTCGCTATCACTAGTGCCTCGGTGAACTGCCCCCGGGAATAGTTCCACGAATCATCGAGACCGCAACAGCTCCCGTTCGGGCAACGCTCCTTGTGATGTGCATCGGAGACATAAAACCTCATACCTAGCTTGTCGCACTCCTCCTGCATCTCGTTGACGAACTTTTCCTTGATAGCATAATTGAGCCTGCGATATCCGGCACCCTTGCTTTGTGTCCTATAGAACTCATAAATGTCGAACCCGACAAGGTTGCTCATCCGGGTGTATCTTTCCTTCAGTTTATCGTCTGCTCTTGCCTCAAGGCAAAAGAACTCCGTGGAGACCGCTGTTGCTCCGTTTTCCTTTGCCAGCCGGATAAGTTCGAGGTGCTCATTTTTTCGGTTCGTGAACCCGATAATGAATGGACGCAACCGCAAGGTGACCCCTCCTATCCCTAGTGATGTGAGTTCCTTCATTGCGGCCAATCTTTGGAGGGGAGAGTCAACCCCCTTTTCCATTCGCTTGGCTCTCGTTTCATCGAGATTGATAATGGATATCTTGACGTTCCAATTTTTCTGTCCCCGGAATAGCTCCCGATACCTCTCATCATAAACCCACCACGTTGCCTTGGTGGAAAAGCAGATAGGATAGTCAAATTGCTTGAATATCTTCAGAACCTCTAGGGTGATTCCATGTTTTCTCTCGTATTCGTCAAATTGGTCGGCCAATCCTCCCCATTGAATAACCTTTCGGTCACGAAAATATGACTCAAACTGGAGTTCCCCCGCACCTAGGGTTGGGTCTAGTGACACCATTCGCTCTATTTGCTTGGGATTTATCCAACATATGTCCTCGCCTTGGTAGGAATATTCGGTTGTATCCTTTTTTCGGGTTCCCCCTTTGCCCATACTGTGGGATTTTTGGAAAAACGAAAAGCAATACAGGCAATTATAAGAGCACTTGTTGTATGTATCGAGGGTGACGGGCATAGAGCAATCCAATATCTCTCCCGTCCAGCGTGGGCTACCATAATATTTCATCGGGTTCCTCCGGTTGAACTTGTCTTGTTTGATATTTATATCTGTATGTGTGGGTTGATGCAACCTAGGAACGTCCCCGGGAACAATCCGTTGCAACGGAGCGACAATTGATTGACACCGCGTGAGGGTTTATGTGCTAGGAATTTTCGAGTGGGTGTTTGTTGAGGTTTGTTGGATTTTTGAGTGGATGTTAGTTAAGATAGTGAATTTACAGGGGAAAGTTGGGTTAGGCTTCAAATTTGTAGTTGTTTTTCACCCATCTGCGTACCAATTCTAGTGATGGGTCATCGTATTCCGGACATATATCGTCCACGAATATCGCTCTGTTTGCCTCGCCCATCAACGAATCATCGTCAATACCGAACATTTCTAGCTGGCTTTTCAGATAGTTCCTGACGGCAGTCTTGGTCAACTTAGTATCGTGTAGGTGGGTTAGCATGTATGCTGCCCACTCTAGGTGATACCGACGAATGTCAAACTTGACTGTTATCTGCATTGGTTTTCCTCCTAGATTAGAAAAATCTTGGTTCCCCGAATAGTTTGCTTGTTATTTTCTGGCCCGGTTCTAGGTCAATCCCGTCCTCAAGCATCCAGTCATCCAGCGTTTTGCCGAAAGAGGTGTTGAAAACAAAGCACCAATTCCCTCCCTTGTCCTCAACCCGGACAACCCAGCAACCCGACACCTTTGGGTCAGCGTATGTCTGGACAATGTTGAGTTCTTTGCCATAGTATTTGGCTGCTTGTTTCTTGACGGTTGCTAATAGTGACTTGTCCATGGTTCGCTCCTCCGGTTATCCTATTTGTTGGACACCTTTTTGTGGTTTTTCGGAGGGGGAACCTCCCCCCTCCTCGCTTCAATCAAAATCCGGATGTACTCGCTGAAATTGTGTATCCCTAGTTGAGCCATATCCTCGCTTATGAACTCCCACTGTTGCTCCGTTATCGAGATTGCCTTGGGCTTGAGTAGGTTTAAAATTTTCTGCATGGTTATATCCTCCTTGAAAATTGACTGTTACTTTTCCCCGATAAAAAACAGGAACCGAAAAGAGCACATCGAACCCACCCACAGAGCACACTTGTCCCCTTGACAGGCATTGCCCGAGTTAAATGGACACGAGAGGTTTTTTGCTGCCTCCGCTTTGGCTAGGGAGACTGCAGCTGGTATTGGTTTGGCTTTGACCTCCGCTTTCTTAGGTTCTGGCTTGACCGCTGCTTTCTCGGGTTCGGCTTTCGCTTTGACTTTCTGAAAGTTCCACACCTTGGGCTGTGCTAGCTGTGTGGGTTCGGCTTTCGCTTTGGCCGCTGCTTTCTTAGGTTCGGCTTTCGCTTTGGCCGCTGCTTTCTTAGGTTCGGCTTTCGCTTTGGCCGCTGCTTTCTTAGGTTCTGGCTTGACCTCCGCTTTGGCCGCTGCTTTCTTAGGTTCGGCTTTCGCTTTGGCCGCTTTCTTGGGTTCGGCTTTCTTAGGTTCGGCTTTCGCTTTGACCGCTTTCTTGGGTTCGGCTTTCGCTTTGACCGCTGCTTTCTTGGGTTCTGGTTTAACCTCCGCTTGTTTTGCGTCCACATCCCTAGCAACTGCACCTGCGGCCACAATTTGGGCACCATCGAACCTAGCACTGACGTATGCGTTTTGTGCCTCGGGGGTGACGAACCTTAACAATGCTGCCTCTTGGAGATACGTTGCTATGCTGTTGTCTGCGATAACGGGTGCTGGTGCGGTGGTTGGTGACTTTTTCATAGTTTGCTCCTTGTTGGTTGTTGAAAAAGTGATAGAACTCCTCTATGGGGTTTGCGTCCCCCTCTTATCCTTCGTATTCTTTCTCAAGTTGCTTTCTGCACTCGATAGCGTCCAGTGCACCTTGCTCGTTGTATGGAAAATTGTAACCTAGAACCCCGTCCCGGAATGAACAACCATCGTACCTAGACACACACCAAACATATGCTCTCTCCTCTGGGATATATTTTTGTGTTACTGCGAATTTGTTGTTGTTCATGGTTGGTTCCTCCGGTTAGTTTGTTAGTGTTCTGTCCCTGTATAAATCTCTTATCGGAACTTTATAAAAATACTTTAATAAAATAATTTTTATTTTTTATCTCCCAGAGAAAATTGAAGGTTCCGGAGCAGCTCGAACGTCTGAATTAAATAATCCGCAATTAATGCTATTTCATCTGTGGAAAAATGGTTCGGGATGTCTCCCGGTGTTTTGAGTTGTCCAGAGGTGAACAGCTCCCGGGCATCCTTGGTAAGTTCATATCTCTTTCTTTCCATAACGATAGATTGCATAAATTTTCCTTTCTGGGTTCCCCCGTTAAACTTTTCTAGGTGATGAGATGTACGAGAGCGTGACCTTGGCTCTCGTTATTGCGACATATGCTATGTTGGTCTCCTGTTGTTTCTGCCAATCTCGCTTTGCGTATTTGGATGGCATAAGCCAACTGTCTAGGATAAACACGTTGTCTGCTTCCAATCCCTTCGCTCGGTGGATGGTCGATAGAATTACACCCGTTTTCCTATCCCCAAAGAGATGTTCGATGGCTTGGATAAGTTCGGGGACGGTTCTAGCTCCGGAGCAATCTAGGAAACAATGGATAACATCGTATTTGTCTTCAATTTTCGAGATGTCAGCATCCTCATCCTTGGTTCGCAAGCGATAAATCTCACGCTCTTTCCACTCCACCAACCGGCTGATAAGGTGCTCGATGCTAGTTGGGTTGAGCTTATTGATAAGGCTTATTAAACCAGCGGCCATATCCCGTCCTATGATTCTGGCCGGAACTTTCGCGGAGATAAGCCTGTATGCCAGCCGAACTATCGGAGACATATTGCGGCAAATTACAAGGTCATCCGGCTTGAACATCTCTGACTTGTACTCCCCGAGGGTTCTGACCTCTCCCTCAATAGCTGATTCGTGGCTCTCGATGTGCGAGACATACCGCTGTGCCTCCCGGATAACTGCCTTGGGGCAACGGTATGAGATAGATAGAGGCAAGCGAACTGCGTTGAATAACCTCGCTATGTTTTCGATGGAATTTGAATCTGCTCCCCGGAACCCATAGATTGCTTGGTGTGGGTCTCCAACTGCTATCAGTCTCCCCTCCGGTTTCATCGCAGCTGCTAGGAGTGCTCTTTGGATATCCGAGACATCCTGTGCTTCGTCAACGAATACAAAATCAAACTTGGGAACCGGGGCACGGAATATGACGGTGAGATAGAGCTGGTCATCAAAATCAATCTCCACCGAACCCATTTTGCAGGAGATATCTAGAACGGTTCTGGCCATCCGGATGGCTGTGTCTTTGTCATCGTCGGTGTCTTGGTTGGGGGTTTTCCCGTCCCCAAACTGGATGTCGTAATGGTCTATGAGACTGTCCCAAACCTCCCGACTATCGGGAACTAGGCTGTTTGCGTCTTTGACGGAGCTCGGAACCAACCCGACTGCCTTGGCTATGGACACCATCCGGATAACGGAGGATGCCAGCCGGTTGATATCTCTCCTCTCGTATTCGCTTTCAAATTGCTCGGAACGGATAACGTCCCGGGTTTTGCTCCCGTTGACGCGAACCTTTCCAGCGTGTCGATACCAAGCCTGATGACCTAGACTGTTAAGAGTGGAACACTGAACCCCCCTCGGAACCCTCTCTTGGAGTTCGGTTGCTATGCTCTTATTGAAAGCTAGGAACACAACGGATTTGTTCTTAGGTATCAGGTTGAGTGCTTGTACGATGGTTGTCGTTTTCCCGGAACCTGCCACCGCTTCAATGATGGATGAACCGTTGTCGTTCGTTATGAACGAAAAGACCGCTTGTTGGTAGATAGATGGTTTAAACATGATTCTTTCGCTCCTTGGTTAGTTGGTTAGTTCTTTCCTCTAGGGGTTCCTCAGTCTTCACGGTCTGGAATTGAAACGTATGTTCGTTTGCCGTTGAGATAGGTTCCGAAAACTTGAGAGACCGGGATAGAACAGGGGTTTATTTTGTAGGTGTCGAGGTTATCGCTCTCCGCTTTTAGTTCCCGAACTATCGTTTGTGCTTCGGCTTTGGTTCGGGTGGTGGTGTGGTATTGGTTGTTGATGAAGATGATGTAACCTTTTTTGTTTTGTTCTAGCTTGTTCATGGTTGGTTCCTCCGGTTGTTGTTTTTGTTTCCCTATAAACCTCTTATCGGAACTTTTATAAAATACTTTAATAAAATAATTTTTATTTTTTAACGGACAGAAAAAATTGAGGATTTAAAAGAGATAGATGAGCAATATTATCATCACCCAAAATCCAACACTTATGAGGAACCCGATACCAAAACCAACTAAAAGTTTGTGACTTTTTAGGTGTGAGGTTCTAGCTAATAGCTCTCTGGTTGCGTCTATTTTCTTCACAGTCCACCTATCTTTTCCAACATGTATGCGGGAACCCAGAAAAGAGATTCACCGAAAAATACGTCAACCCCCGTTCCCGGTTCCGAGGATATTTTTAAATTTGACACCCGGACGGTTCCCACCTCTTTCGCGTCACACAAGCGAGAGAGTTCTTGCCGCCACTTGAACTGCTCCGATGTGTATCCTAGATGGCTAGGAATTGATTTGGAGTGCTTGATTACACCCTCTTTCGTTATGATAACCCGGTCACCGGATTGGAGTTGAACGGGAACCTCCTCGGGAGTTGGTTCGGGTTCGGGAGTTGGTTCGGGTTCGGAGGTTAGAACCTCCGCTGTTGGCTCGGGAACGGTGATGAGGTCGATGGATGTCCTAGAGTAGCAGCAACCCTCGACAATCCCGAATGCCCGAGTGAGATTGCTTATAAGGCTTTTAATAGTCTTGGGGTGTTCGTTGACTCTCTTATCGTGGGAGTTCCCGACAGCTAGAGTGTAGCCGAAGTATTTGGTCAGCTCCTCAACGGTTCCCGTTATCTGCTTCACCCTAGTTGGACGGGAACTCAGTCCACCATCTTTGCTCGACTGAATAGTGTAGGTTTTCTTTTTCATGGTTCGCTCCTCGTTAGCTGTTGGTTGAAAATCTCCTCTAGGGGGAACCCTTATTTGCGGGGTTCCGTGTATGCTTCTATCTGGTGAAAGTTGTCTTTCTCTGCTAACTTTTCTGCGAACTTTTCTAGCTCTGCCTCGGTGTTAAAGAATTTTTCCTTTGTAACCATCTGGCCGTTTTTGCCTTTGAACTCTATCCACCTGATTCCGTGTTTGTTATCGTTGTTCATGGTTCGCTCCTCGGTTAGTTGTTCGGTGTTCTGTCCCTGTATAACTCTATTATCGGAACTTTATAAAAATACTTTAATAAAATAATTTTTTAAGGGCATAACCACCATTCGGGGTTGAGATAAAAATTTTCGGAACCTTTCTAGAGTTCTAATTTTGAAGCATAATTTTGGGTATTTATTGGGATATAATGCGGGTTAAATTCTAAGCTACAGGAACCGTTGAAAGAGGTTTAAAAGCCTAGATATCCGAGGGGGGTTTATATATATTCCTTATCATCGTTTTTTAACCCTAGGAGATTTTTGATGAGATTTTTTTGTATGTTATTTTTCGTTATCGTTTATGGGTGTTCGGATTCACCGCCATCCCAAATCCCGAACCCAACCCCAACTCCCGTTCCCTCCGGGCTTTGCGAATTCATTGAAGTGAGTTCCGAGGATATTATCATTGGGGTGGGTGAACGAGATTGCTCGGAGGTATCAAACTACATTGTCCTCCGCGAAGTCAAGAAAGGTTATATTGTCCGGAGGGGGTTCAATAATGGGATTTAAGATAAGCAAAGAACTAGCAGACAAACGTTATCGGGACGGGAACCCTATCGTGAGTGACCAAAGGTATGACCAACTTTTCGGTTCCGAGGCAAGCGATATGGACACCCCCTCCGCGACCAATAAAGTGAAGCATTCCTTTTTTATGGGTTCGCTTTCAAAATTATCGTGCGTGAATAGCGAAGGTGAATTGGACGTTGATACCATCCTCCGGAACTTCGGGGGTTCCCTCCTAATTGCCACTTGGAAATATGACGGGCTGGCCGTTGAACTTAAATACCAAAACGGAACCTTCACCCAAGCGGTCACCCGGGGGGACGGGGAATGGGGGGAGGATATAACGGACAGCGTGAGGAAAATGAAAAACCTAGTTTTGTTTATCCCGAGAGAGTTCACGGGTTCCCTCCGGGCTGAAATATTGATGTTGAAATCCGACTATCAAAGTTACATATCCACCACCAAAGATAAAAACCCCTACACGAACCCTCGGAACGGTGCGAGTGGTGCAGCTCGGTCTCACAACGGGAACAATTGCCGGTTTTGTACCTTGAAATATTATGGAGTGAACGATGGGCTTTGGGGTTCCGAACGTATGGTGTTCGGGTTGCTAGAGGAGTGTGACGTTATCTCCCCGGGAGAGTATGCCTATTGTTTTGCTGACCCAGTTATCGCAGAGCAGATGACCTCGCTCTCTCTAGCGAGCGTGTACGAGTGTATGGCATCTGGTCGGAGTGATATGGATTTTGAGGCAGATGGAATGGTGGTTTGCGTCAACTCCCAAGGACAAAAACAAGACATGGGAGTTGATACCCGGGGGAGACCGCGATACAAGGTGGCTATCAAGTTCCCTAGCAACGCGAAAGAGACCACGTTGAGAGATATCGAGTGGAGCGTGGGAAAGGGTTCCCACATCACCCCGGTGGCCATATTCGATGAAATAGACCTAGGGGTGAACGTCACCCGGGCAAGTTTGGCAAACCTCGATGTGATAAAAAAACTATGGAACGGGGAGACACCGCGAACCGGGGACGTGATTCTTGTATCGAGGAGGGGGGACGTTATCCCGAAAGTTGAGGGGGTGGTTAGTTCTAGCGAGACCGGGACACCGCTAGAGGTTCCGACCGAATGTGCCGGCTGTGGGGGAATGACCTCATATGACGGGCCATTCCTAATTTGTCCGAACCCTAGTTGCGGAACCAGAAAACTGGGAGACATTCTCAAGTGGATTGAGGAACTCAAGGCATACTTTCGTTTCACCGGGATTGGACCAGAGACCATCGAAAAGCTGTATGATTGCAACCTAGTGACGGACATTTGTGATTTATATAGGGTGGATATAAGGTCAGTTATGGGTGCGTTGGATCTCAAGGGAACCGACAGCGAACCAAGCAAGATGGCTCAGAATATTTTGACATACCAAGAGTTCAAGGAGATACCTCTAATTGTTTTCCTTGGTGCGTTTAACACCCCGGACGTGGGAACCTCCCTTTGGTCGATGTTTGTTAAGAATACCAAATTCAATTCGTTGGATCATATACTATCAATAAATGCAGGCAACTCCGAGATTGACGCAGAATTTTTCGAGACCGAGGTGGAGGGGTTAGGGAAAACCCGAAAGGATTTGATGTACCAAAGCATCGAGAGGTGGAGGGGAACTATCGGGGAACTCCTCCTATTGGGTGTCAAAGTTCCCCCCTACATTCCCGCAACCCCATGTGCGGTCACCCCGATATCCGGGAAAACGTTTTGTATCACCGGTGGGCTCACCAAGGAACGTCCAGCGTTCGAGGCATACATCCAATCCCTTGGTGGTATTCCCAAAGGTGGCGTGAGCAAAAAACTAGACTATCTCATTATTGGAGACCTCCCCGGTTCCACTAAATTGGACAAGGCAGAAAAATATGGGATAAAAATCATAAATGAGTTAGAATTTAATAAGTTAGTGGGACGTGCCATTATTTGAAGCCATACTTGACCTCCATAATAATTCGCCTTATTACTTCGGGTATTTCATAGATTTGGAATACCCGTTTTTTATGAGCAACTCCGCTAGTGACCGCCCATCTACCATCACATCAGCAACAATCCGAAAATACTTACACCGTTCGCAGTTCCGGAGCGTGATGGTTGTCGCACCTCTCATTATTCGCTCAACATACATCTTGGATTTGTACGAGAGTTCGGTGTGACTCTTCATCTCCTCGGTATCAACCCCTCGAACACGAACAGGTACAGCGTGACCTAGGAGGGGGTGCACGTTTGATATGTTGACAGTTATGGTGTCCCCGTCATAATTTTTAATATATTCGACATTCTCAAAATCCATATGCCCCCCATTGTGTTATTTTGGGATGATGAATCATTTTAGGTTGTTCTACAACTGGCTCGTATTGTATTTATATATGTATAAGGGGTGGAGGCGCAATGAAGAACAAACCGAAAACTATAGCAACGACATTTAACATGTCGGTGGAATTGAAGGAAAAAGCGCAAATTTACATTGCGTCCAATAACCGTACAATTGAAGAGAGAGGCAAGGGTGACAAACTGAATCTTGGTATTTTGATAAACAAAGTGCTCGAGCAGTTCTTTCTGGAGAAAGGGCTAGATGAGTAACACACCCGATATTGCCAGTGCATTGGAATACCGAACCCAACTAGAGGATCAATACCAAGATGCTATCCGGACACAATATGATGTACTCCGGGCATCTATTCTCAAATATGGTCGGATTGATCACCTTATGGAATATGTCCTAGGGTATAGCGTTCAACCGTGTCATATGTCTATGCTTATCCACCAATCATCCAGCTCCCATTCGCTCACTCTAGCTCCTCGTGGTATTGGAAAATCTGTCTGCTTGACCATCGCTAGGATCATTTATGAGGTTCTTTGTAACCCCAATATCCGGATATTGATTGTGTCGAATACTCAGCTACAAGCGGAGATATTCTTGCGGGAGATCAAAGACCACCTCAAGGGGAACCCTACCTTGGTTGCTGTCTTTGGGGAGCAGGTGGGGGAAAAGTGGGACACCCGAGAGATAAACCTGAGAGGCAGAACCACCTTTGCGAAAGAGTCAACGGTGAGCTGTTGCGGTGTAGGTGGTGCCATTATCGGGAGACACTATGACCTCATTATCGGGGATGACTTGGTTGATGAAGAGAACTCCCGGACAGACATGCAGCGTGAAAAATTTAAAATATGGTACTACAAGGTGTTGGATCCGACCTTGGAACCCGATGGCCGGTTCTATATCCACGGAACCCGGTACAACCCGAATGACCACTATTATCACTTGATTGAGGTTGATTCGGACTACGCAGCTAGGGTTTATCCGGCTATTGATAAAAAAGCGAACTCCATTTGGCCGGAAAAAATGCCAATGGATTGGTTAGAGAAAAAACGAAAAGCCATGGGAACTGTGATCTTTAATACACAGTATCAGAACGACACCACCCTCATGGTCGGAAAAATATTCAAGTTCGAGTGGTTCAAGTTCTATGACTCGCTCCCCGAAAAACTGGTCATCGTTCAGGGTGTGGATTTGGCTATATCCAAGAGCAATACAGCCGACTATTTTTGCATTGCGACCATAGGGAAAGATGAATTTGGTCGGGTTTATTTGATTGACCTTTATAAAGACAGGCTGACTTTCCTCCAGCAAAGCAATAAGATTATTGAAAAGGCGAATCAGTTCCACCCTAGGAGGGTATTCATCGAGGCAAACGCTTATCAGGATGCTCAGTCACAAATCCTACAGGTTGTGTCCACCGTCCCCGTGAAGCCGGTCATCACGATAAGAGATAAGGTCACCCGGGCTTGGACACTCTCCAGCAAATTTGAGAATGGCAACGTGTATTTTCCTAAGTGGGGTATGCAGGAATTGATGGACAATCTAGTGATGTTTCCGGATTGCGACCACGACGATGATTTTGATGCTATTGAAATAGCCATCTCCAATAGTTTTAAAAAGCTGAAAAAGGAACGGAGAGAGTTTGGTATTATTTAAAAATTGGTGGTACATTACCGACCAGAGGGGATGAAAGATGAAACGACAGGCACAAGCAGCAACAGTAGTTGAAAAGGGCCAAGATAAAGCCAACGCAAGAGTGCTTCGCTCTCTAGTCATAAAGGCTGTGGGAGAGGAGGAGTCAAAAGCGATATTGGAAGATCCATTTGAGAACTTAGATGGCGTCATACAACCTCCATTTCCGCTTTTAGTCCTATCTATGCTTAAAGAAAACTCAACCGAGTTGCGCCAATGTATCGATGCGATGTCCACAAATATCGACAGTTTTGGCTATCGTCTATTGGAACGAAAAGGCACCAAACCCGATGATCCGAAGTTGCTTGAGGAAAAGAGCAACATCAGAGCATTCCTGGACAACATCAACTTTGAGGATGATATAACCTCTTTGAGACGTGAGACTAGGAATGAGATAGAGGAGACCGGGAACGCATATTGGGAGTTGATCCCTTATGCTAATAAAGCTGGTATTAGTTCGATAGAACGGCTCAACGCACATACTGTACGGCTAGTGACGTTGGATGATCTTTCCACCAAGGTTAAGGTGAAATTTTATAACGAATTCACCGGTGCATTTGAAGAGAAAATTGTAAGGAAAAAATTCAGACGTTTTGTTCAAATTGTCACTACAAAAAAAGTATATTTTAAGGAATGGGGTGATCCAAGAAACATATCGTCAATGGATGGCTCCGTGATTCCAGATAACGAACTCGATAAACGCAGCGATGAGCTGGCAAACCCAGTGTACCATTTTAAAATAAAGTCCAACAGAAGTGCATACGGGATACCGCGACATATAGGCAATTTGTTTTCTATTTATGGGTCAAGGGCAGCTGAGGAAATCAACTTTGTTACCTTCCAAAATAATAACATCCCTAGCATGATAGTCATGGTGTCCAACGGCCAGTTGACGGACAGTTCAATAAAACGGATAGAGGAGTTTGTTGAGACCAAAATTAAAGGTGAAGGCAACAGGTCTAGTTTTTTAATTATTGAAGCCGAACCGGCTGACGAAGCACAGTTGAATCCGGGAACCATGAAGATGGATATCAAGGATTTGACGAACGCTCAGAAAGATGACCAGCTCTTTCAGAACTATGATAAAAATAATTCTGAAAAAATACGACGATGTTGGAGATTGCCTCCAATATTCGTGGGCAAGTCAGATGACTACAACCGGGCTACAGCTCAAGAAAGCCGAAAACTAGCAGACGAACAAGTGTTCTCACCGGAGCGTAGAGAGTTCGATAGGATCATGAACAAAATCCTCATGACCGAGTTCAGTATGCAATACCATTCCTTTGTATCTAATTCAGCGAATGTGACAAATGACGAGGATTTGGTCAAGATACTTTCCAACTCCGAAAAGACAGGTGGCGTTACACCTAACCTTGCTAGACAAATCCTCTCGGACATTCTCAATAGGGAACTACCGGAATATGGCAGTGATGTCGGATTTGATCCGGACATACCAATGTCCATGACGCTAGTTCAGATGTCTCAGAATGTCGGAGGCAATTCGCAAACTGGGGTGATCGCACCAAACCAAGGACAGCTCTCCCCCGGGAGCGTACCAGCGAACGCGACAGCGGATGAGGTGGCCAAGAACCTCCTCACGACAATACGCAAAGCACTGTACAAAGACATTTATAATGAAATTTTATATGAGATTTAACCGTGGACCAAAAACAAGCGACATTTAAACTAACCTCGGCACTCCTAGATAAAGCCACAAAAAGCCCAACAGCCATAAACGTTGTCGCTTCGTTTGGCTTGTACATGTTTTCGGAATGGGCAAAATTGGCCAAACCTCTTATCAAGGCTGCTGGAGAAAAATCAACCTCGGGGACGGGGTGGGTTGATTCTTTTATTGCCGAGATAGATAAGACCATGGGAGAGTTCCCGGACATTATCAAAGATGACCAAATCCAATATGTTGACTATTTGTACAAATACTTCAAAAATGATTTCATCAAGAAAAATAAAATTAAGGTTGTGGCGAAGGCAGCGGAGGTTCCGGAGATAGTCCCCATATTGTGGGTTGAGAAAGATATCGAGGCACTTGAAGCCATAACCCGGATGTCCACCCAATCCACCGGGAACTTTTACAAGGGGAGTGTCCAACAGGTTGTTCGGGATAGCATTCAGAAAAACGTGCTAGAAAGCAACCTTTCTAGGGAGGAGGCAGTTGCACGAATGCAGCGTGACCTTAGCAAAGCACTCAAGATGGAACCCGGGCAATTGGAATCCGAGGTGGTTCCTGCTGGCTACCGGGGAACTGCAGAAAGTTATTTTTCCGGGCTGGCCGACCATACTGCATCGATATCCCGGACGATGGGTGCGATAACGACCATGGATGAAATAGATGTCCAAACTATGGTGGTTCGCTCGGTTCGTTCTAACAGAACTTGTGTCGGGTGTATAGCTATGGACGGGCAGACCTACAAGGTATCAACGGTCAAGACCCACATGAACAAACTCCTAGCTGCTGATAATATTGATGATTTAAAAGAGGCTCAACCTTGGTTCCACTTTAAAACCCCTGACGAATACTCCGAAAAGGGTTTGGCAGAGGCAAGTGCAAAGGCCCAAACTATCGTGGAGGGGAACATTCAGATACCTCCCTTTCATTTTCGTTGCGAGTGTTTTGTAGACATGGTTTAATAAACCCTTTACATGGCGTTATAATTATTTATAATTATAAGTATATTTGTTTCATGAAACTGAAAGGAGCACAAGATGTCAAGTGGATGTCATAAAAAGGTCGGCACATTTATTGGTACAGGAGCTGCAAAGGTTATCGCTCTTGATTTTACACCGCGATATGTTCGCTTATTAAACTTGACTGATCTTGCTTCAGCCGAAAAATACGCTGACTCAGATGTCGCAACTAAAGAGGGTGGAGTGAAAAGAATCACCGCTGGTGATATGTCTGCACTCACAGCTGCACAAGGCATCGTCCTAGGTGACCACGAATTTACAGTGGGAACTGATGCTGTTTGTAACGGTTCTGGTGACCATATCAGTTATTTTGCTGAGGCATAATTGTCCATGATTATCAAGATTCACACCATTAGATTTTCCAAGGAATACTTTTCAAGTTATGAGAAGTGTGCTGCGTGGCTAGATGAGAAAAGTGTTAGATTTTCCACCTATGAAGAGGTGGAACAATTTTACATTTTTGAGCAGGTTGCTAAGGATAAATTTAATGAGGCATCTCTTCAGGAGATATCTCTAGGCAGTGGTGTGAAGGCTGTGGTTGGTCTAGTGGTCAGTGATGAGACAACTCTAGCAAACGTCACTGATTCAGATTCCATCGTTCCGGATAATGCTGGGCTGGCTACAGAGGGGATGAGCGAGGAGGAGCAGATCATGTATCAGTTATCCTCCGGGCTTGATGCCCTCAAAAAATATTTTGCCGAGGAGGAGACCGAGGAGGAGACCGAGGATGAAGGTGAGACTGAGGAACCGGAGCCACCGAACCCTCTAGTGAGAGGTGTAGTGACATCGGCCATATCCAAATCCAACCCCCCGGTTAATTTTCAGGTTCCCATCATCAAAAAAACGGCTGAAAGGATTGTGTTCGGTGAAGTTCTAGTTCCCAACACAGTTGACGCTCAAGGACACATATACTCCGAACAGGAGGTTGAGAAAGCAGCTCACTATTGGATGAAGGAATTTCAACAGCTCGGTGAGATGCACAGCAAAATGCTGAAAGAAAAACAGGCAACCGTCCTGGAGAGCTATGTGGCTCCGGTTGAGTTTTCCCTTGGCGAAAAAATAGTCAAAAAGGGAACTTGGCTGTTGAAGTTGTACGTTGATAACGATGATCTATGGGAAAAAGTAGAAAGCGGTGACTACAACGGGTTCTCAATCCGTGGTCTCGCAGACGCTGAAACACTTGATGGTGAGGATTGATTATGGCTAGTGACGCAAAGAAAAGGTTAACCAATATTCGACCAAGGGAGGTCTCTTTCGTGGATACTCCGGCAAATGAAAAAGATTTTCTAGTGATAAAAAATAAGCATGGGGGAAAAGGAACCGAGGTTTTAAAAAAACTAGAGGTTGCTATCCACTCCATTAATTTCTGGAAGTATGAATATCCTGATATCCAATCCGTGAAGGATTTTTTGATCAGTCAGGGAGTTGATCCAGAAATAGGTGAGTACAAAGAATCTGATTATGAATTCAGATATGTGGTCAATGATGCTGCTCTCTTTGAGGGGACATCTCTAGCTGCATCCATGTACGTTCCAATGAATAAGGGTGTTGATTCCCTTATTGCTGTGGTTAAAAATTTGAACGGTATGATCGAGGTGGGGAAAAAGGGTGCCAAGATTTCATCCAAGAATATGGATAAAATTAAAAGTGCCTTTGCTACTCTTAAAAGTTTACTAGACGAAGTGGAGGAAAGCGAAGTGGAGAATGTAACAAAGACGGAGGAGGTTCAGAAAACTGAAGAGCAATCTACAGAGCAAAAACCCACCGAAGTTAAACCCGAGGAAAAGGTGACTGAAACAACACCGGCTGAAGAAAAGCCAGCCGAAGTTAAACCGGCTGCTGAAGAAAAACCGGCTGAAGAAAAAGACACCGATATTGCCAAGAGACTGGAGGCAATTGAGAAAAAGTTTGACGACAAGATGAAAGAAAAAGATGCTGAAATTTCTGTACTGAAAAGCAAAGTTTCAGATATGGAAAAAACTCCAGCCGAAGCAAAGGGTGGTTCGGTTGATGCAACTATCGACGTGAAAAAGAACGATAGTTTCTGGAGAGGCGTGGTCTAAAAACTTGGTGTCATTTTCTAGTCCGGATGGTCGGCTAGAATATTAACATAGCATTTGAGGAGAATTTCAGATGGGAATGACTAACAAAGAGATCATCAGCAAGGCGCAGATCACGACAGATGCTATTGCGGCTGCTGGTAAACTCAATCCACAACAAGCAGACAGATTCATTGACTACGTTTATGACCTAACCGGGTTAAAAAACAAAGTCAGAACCGTTCGGTTCAGGCCAGACCAAATGGACATCGACAAGATCAACGTTGGCCAACGGGCAGCGGTTGCGAAAGCCGAAGCAACTGACCCACAAGTTCGCAGAGGTGTATCGACCTCTAAAGTGACCTTGACTCCATTTGAGATCATGGTTCCTTTCGAGATATCCGATGACTTCATGGAGTACAACATCGAAGGTATGGACGTTGAAGACCATATCATTCGTATGATGGCTACTCAAATGGGCAACGACATCGAGGAGCTGTATATCGATGGCGAAAAACTTGGTCCAGCACGTTATCAGGGAGACCTGTTTGACGGTGGAAGCCTTGCTCACGTTGTTAAAGACAGCTACATGGCACTAGGCGATGGCTGGCTCAAGAAAATGCGTGGCGGCAATGTGGTTGATGCTGCTGGTGCAAACATCAACTCGACATTGTTCAGCAAGATGATCAACGCTTTACCAGAAAAATACAAACGCAACAAAGCGAACCTCCGCTTTTTCTGCTCGACAAACATTGAGCAGAACTATCGTCAGGTGATTGGCTCTAGAGCAACCTCCTCGGGTGACACTGCTCTGTCGTCAACTAGCTTGCTGACTCCGTTTGGTATTCCGTTGGAGCCATTTTCCTTGTGGGCATCCACACCGAGAGCAACTGAGCATGTTGTGTTAAACGGAACAACAGCTGTTAGTTTGCTTTTCAAAAACATAGTAGCAGCTAGTGAAGTTGTTACTCTAGCCGGGTTGAACGGAACTCCAACTTCACCTTTCGGGACATCTGCTGACTATGCTATTGACTATGTAAATGGTACGATAGCACGCAAATCTGGTGGTGCCATTACCGATGGTGCGACCGTGAAGATCACTTATCAATCTGAAGCTCAGATTGCTCTCACAGAATACCGGAACTTGATTGCGGGCATTGGCCGTGAAATCCGCATTGAGAGAGACCGGGACATTTTCCGTGGTGTAAACCAGTATGCGATCACCGCAAAGGTTTGCATGGAGATTGAAAACCTTGAAGCTGTCGTTTGGGCCAAAAACGTAGGTCTCAAGTAGAGAGTTAACTGAGCACATTTGGGGATTAGAAAATGAAAAAATATTCAGTTACATTAGATCCAAGCAAGTGCGTTAGTTATACACTCCCCGATGGTCGAAAGTTCCTGCCAGGCAGGACTAGAATCATGGAAGAGGGGGAGATTGGTCCATTCCAAGACGCTGGTGTTTTTTTGCTTCAAGTGGCTGCTGGTGATACTCCGGCTGAAGACAAAGCAAAACAGGCTGCTGGCTTCAAACGGAAAAAACCAACTGCCCCCGAAGTCAACCACGAGGAAAAGACCGAGGGTGTGGAGACCAAAGAGGAACGCAGTGAGGAATAGGGTTTTTAATTTTCGGTCACAAGGAGACAAACATGAGAGTTCAATACTTAGGACAGTCTCCCGTAGATGTTGATGGGTTCCCTGCAAATATACAGAGAACCTTCAGCGGTGCTCTGCATCTCATGCCAGGGAGGGTGTACGTCCTCTCTAGTGGTGAGTATGCCTACATTAAAAAGGTCAGGCCAGAACTTCGTTTTGCGGAGTTCAAGCCACTTTAATTTGTAGACAAAGCATCTAACATCTGGGGTTTTAGTTCCTTATTTGGACTACAAAAGGAGCTGAAAAACCTTGATAAAGGTCAACAAAAAAGATGGGAAAACACTTTCGTTTGATTTGGAAAAGGATGCCGAGTACATCGATATCCAGAAAAAATTAGACGATGATGTTTTTATCGGGGAGATAACGGGCATCAACAGTTTGTTTAATACATTCTGGCATGCTCTGACTCTCCCTAAAAACTTTCGCAACGTCACTTATGGTGTTGAGAAAGTCAAGCATTTTAAGAACGGAATTGAGCAGACTATCGGGGAAAAAATTGTCTGCCACGCTGATGATGTTCGCTTAACCATCCTAGTGTATTATAATACATGTCCAAAGATGGCTAGGATTGAGCTGAAAAAAGTGGGAAAGCAAAGATTCATCCCCAAGAGGAGTACAGCCCATGGCGTTGATTGAAAAGAAAATTAGCAACTTTGCTAGTTATCGTGGATCACCTTCGAGTGATAGCACTTGGGATAAACTTTCTTGGGATTTTGATGCCAAGAATTTGAAGGTGGTGGTTTTAGCGACATCAACGGCTGATCCGGAGATGTCTATTGACGGGAAAGAGGTTCATGCCGCTCTCCCTAGACCGGCTACAGGGCACAGTGCTACCGTTTATGATTTTAAAGGAATTGGCATTAGTCGGTTGTATTTTCGCAAGACGGGTGCAATCATTGAAGTGTACGCATATGGCTTAGATTAGGAGGTGTTAAATGACATTATCAAAGCATTTTGAAGGTGAGCAGAACCTTAATGAAGGAACTCGCAGAGGTTCCGATAAAACCCTTGAAGAACTATTGAACGCGGTTGTTACACCCCAAGTTCTAGGTGAGTTCACCGGAACCGGAGCAGCCCAATCCCTACCCCATACGCTCGGGAAAGTTCCGGCTGCTGTATTGGTTGGTCTCACGAGTGTGACAACGTCTGCAGCTGTGGTTGAGGGAACTCATACAGCATCTAACGTTCTTGTTACTGTAACGTCAGGTGCCAAGTTTAAAGTTCTTGTATTCTAGCGAAAAGCGAGAACTGAATGGCTGTAGGTGGACACAAATTTGATCCAATTTTTGTGGCTAATTTGGTGTACACCGAACAGCCATCAATTGATTTTCCCTTTATTGCCAATACAGTCTTGATCATTCCGGACACTTTAACCGACACCATCGAATTTTCTCTCAACGGGAGAGACCTCGGTGGGGTTATTAAATGGGATGACGAGCAACTTGTTTTATCTGGAGCTGAGATAGGGAGGATTTGGTTTAAAACAAATAATCCGAGTGGAACACATCTCCGGGTTTTCGCGGAGGCATAGATATGAGGCTTTTCCTTTCCAAGAAAACCAAGATGATCCAAGGTCAGAGTGGACATGTTCTTGGCGTGAACTCTGATCTTTCGATAAACGTGAACACTGTCCCGTCCCCGGGAGCGAACACCCCCATCGATGTGCGGCCAAATACTAGTGTGGATCTGGTTGAGACCGGATACACCGAGATTGTACGCTTCACCCATACCGACCCACTCAAGACATTCCAACTCCTAGAGGTAATGGTCACATTTGTTGGTTTTTCAACTCACTTTGTGCTCGAGCATTATGATGGAACCACCACCAAGGTTATCCGGGAATATTGGTTGGGTGTTCAAGTTCCCTTTTCCGAGAGGTTCGGGGTTCCAATACCCATCGTGGGTTCCCCTAGTGGGTTCGTTCGGGTTATCGCAAAGATGAACGGTGTAAACCAAACCGGAAAGGGTTATGCTATTATTAATGGATACATGTACTAGGAGTGAACCGAATGGCACTATTGGTTTGGGATGAAAAGACATATAAAATTTATGTGAGATGTCGAACCGATGAGCAGTTCATTCCATCGGAGGAGGTCGATAAGTTAGTCAACGAGGCAGAGGAGATATCTGAAGAATATTCTTTGCTGGCGTCACGGCTGACTCAGTTGTTTGATAAGTGCAATAGGTGGAATGCGAAAAATGATAAAATTTTCGCAAAGAACCTAACGACACAGAACACTAAAAGTAGATTTGTGAAAAAATCATAACATTTTTGGAGGTGTTCTATGCAAAGTTTTTCCACCATAGTTGGACAATATAACTCAACGCTCCTCTCCCTAGCGGATAAGCAACATAGCATCCTAGCGTTGGACGCGAAGTCACGGCTGATAACTGACCACACCACCTCCTCGATAAAAGTTGGGGACGGGATAGACCTAGTTCGGGTTCTCACGCACGATGCAGCTGCGAGCGTACCAATAGGTGAGACTGGCTTTGGTATTCTTGCCGTTAGAAATGATGACGAGGGAACCCTTGTATCACACGACAAAGATTTTACATTTCTCCAAGTGGACAACCTAGGTCGGTTGCGTGTTTCATCGACAGCTCCCGGAGCACAGGGGGACACTTGTGCTGCTGCGAGTGGCATTGGTGAAATCCCGGCTGTAGGGTTGGCCGCTTGGGTGGACGTTGTCACTATTCCGGTTCCAGTTGGACAACTATACCAGATGGAGGCTTTCGATGTCTCTGCGGACAAATTATGCCAGTTCCGCGTTGTCGAGTGGGACAGCTCTCAACTCCCCGGAGCTGAGGTTGTCAAATATATCAGAAAAATACTCCTGACAGAAAACTTAGGAACTATTCAAATTGTTTTCCCTAGAACGGTTCAGGTCACCGGGGGTGCGACAATCTCGCTGAGGGTACAAGCAATAAGGTTGCGAGGTGGGAGCGTGGATGCGAACGTGTCTGGTGGAGTCAACGGATATTGGACATAAGATTGAGGGTGTAGATGAAAGAGATTCAAACTGAGATTCAGAACAACCAAGAGCGAACCACCGACCAGTGGGAATCTAGTATTCCTGCTGCTCTTACACCAATTGAAATTGCGACAAGCACTGGTCGGTCAATCCAACTCCTCTACATCTACAATCCGACAACCGGAGTGAACAGAAATAGCAGCAACTCAATAATCTATATCTCTTGGGATGGCGTCAACTACACGACCATCCAACGCGGTACATCCTTTTTCTGGACGGGAAAAGGCTATGGTCCAAACGGAGATAAGATCAAATTGAAGTCAAATGACGCTGGAACAAAATATGAACTAATGATGGTGAGCTAACTATGCTAAGTGGTGGACGAAACGACAACGAACTAATAGCGTTCAAGCCTAGATATGACGACATGAGCTTGTCGAACGGTGGAGTGCTACGCAATACCACTATCGGTGAGACTGACTT